GTAAGCATAGTGGCACACTCCTTCTTATTATATGTAGTGTACCATTAAACCTTATAAAAAATCAAGCAAATGCGGCAAAATTCTGAAAATCCATAGTATGTTGTACACCGCTCAAGAAAGCTGTAATCAAAAACGGTTCATCCTTGCATCTTGCCATTGCAATCATATTCATTTGGCGCTCTGACAAGATACCAAGTCTCTTTATGAACTGTCCTTTGTTAAGTGTATCAGTCTCTTCACAAAGAACGATACTATCAACATCTAGGAAATCACAGTCTTCCTTTAAGAGTAAGACATGAACCGGAGAACGCTTGTATATTCTGGAAGACAACGGGTTCCCTTTAATTGTGGGACTAAAGAAGTTGCGTTTATTGTTGCTCGTCACAACAAACGGTCGAATACCGCGCTGCTGATAACCTGTCGCATTGGATAGATCAACCAACCAAACCTCTCCGATCTTTGGGTCAATATTGTTGTCCATAGTCATTCTCCTCTATAATGGTGTAGCTCCGTTCCATAGCTACATTATACAGGATACCATTACAGAAGTCAAGAGGTTTTTGAAAATATTTTTAGTGCCCGTACAACTCAGGATTCTCTGATACGAACACACTGGTATCATCGAAGATCATCTCATACGCTTTCTCTTTATCGCCCGGTCTAAACTCAACCCTCCTTACTTCGTAGCATTCTTGCCGCAACTCAACATGACTTTCGTTTCCAAAAAATCCAATGCCTTTAACAATCCCATGTGTCTTTACACCAATGTCGTCCATCTTCTTGCAGATCATGTGAACATCCACACCATTGCAAATAAAGCAGACCCACACTCGCTTTTTTCTTATGTACTTCAAAAAGTTTTTAACCTGTATAATTTCCAAAACCTTTTTTTCACTCATTGAAATACCGCCTTCCGCTCGCATAAACAACTTTTAATATATATTATGCACAGCTGTTTGTTTTAGTCAATACATTATACATCTTTTTGTTGTATTATTTTATCAAAATTTTAGATGATACCATTCACTCAGTATCATCTATAACCAGCTTCGCATTATAATAGAACCTATGTGCGCCAAATTGTCCAGCAAACGTTGCTCCACGCTCGTGCCAACTGCCGGGAGTTGCTGCTGGGGTCACAAACCATTGAATAGGTTTGTCTGAAATTTTAGCACCGTAATCAAACACCATAGACACAGCCAGTTCGTTCTCTGCCGTCACCTTCCTATTATATAAAGAACTATAGCCATACTTCTTAAAGACCTGCTGGATGGTCAGACCATCAAGTACAGCGGAATTATAAAGACATTGAGCCACAGCCATCTGACCCTCTAAGCTATCAGCACCTGCTTCACAAGCAACGATCTGCTCTGCAAGAGCACGCTCATCATCAGTAAGTTCGCGTTTCCCCTGACTGAAGTTTACAATCCGCGTCTCAGTAACAGTCTCTACAATGACTTCTGGCTCCTTTTCCTCTTGTTGTACAATACTCACTGCCGGAGGACTACTATTATAAAGGTACGAATTGCTCTGATTCTGAATCGCCGGGCTGATTTTCGATACCAGATTCCCTGCCAGCAGGCACATTATACATATAATAGCAATACTTTGCTCACGATTTATTAACAAATTGGAGTTAATAAGAATCACTTCCTTTCAAAAATATTGGTTTTATCAAATCGCAAGCCAGACACTCGCATCGTCACATAAATTGTACATTTCTTTCAGCCGGTCATTCACAATCTCTTCGCAAGCTGCATACGATTCCTCTGCATCCATCCAGTAAATTTCATCATGCAACTCAGACGAAAGCTCAGCAAAGTCTTCTCTCCACTCCCAATCTGAAAATCTGGCAACAATTTCGTCATCACACGCCCGCAGCGCAGTAAGAATCTGCTTGCACATATCGATAGTCTTTTCATTCTTTGCAAGAAGTTCGCGTACCATTTTGAACTTAGTGCAAATCATAATCCAATTTCTTTCCATACTAACACCTCCTAAATCTTAATTCTTATCTGTTAGGCAGTTCTTTGATGTAAAGCGTCTCAAAATTTTTCAGATTAGGATATTCATTTCGAGCCATTCTCTCTGCCTGTTCTTCAACACTCAAAATACTTTCAAAGTCATCATCTACATCAACAACATAACACATACATTCGTGATCGTGCTTATCATTCCAACCTTTAAAAAGAGCAACGAACTTTTTCATAATGTATCTCCACTTAAAACTTAGTTTTTATCGTTTTGCTTAATTTCTTCTTCAACCGCAATGTACGGAATGTTCTCCAAAGATGCTCTAAGCAACGCAATCACAGCTCTGCCAGATTTTCCGTCTGCCAGTTTTGATACATCTTTTAGCTTTTTTAAGACATCTTCTCGCTTCACATACTTACCCATTATGATTCTCCTTAAAACTCATCATTTCAAATAATGTGCCGGAGCATCTTTCATAAGAAGTAAAACAATCTGCTCGTATCGTTTATGCGCTTCTTCTGTAATGGCGCATTCCAACGCTCTCACATCAGAAAACCTACAGTTTTCTGCAAGAATTTTGAGTGTTGAAGTTGGCTCCAACACTCCATTTCCATTCTTGAACTTGTAAACGCTCTTGCACAACGCAACCAAATCATTGTCACTAACATGAGCAATATAGTTGCTCACTTCTTCGTAAGTCATAAAAATCCCTCCTAAATCTCAGCTTCTATCAGAACGACAAAATTTAACGTTCTTCACCAAAAATGTCTGCCCATTGTCCATCTCTACTTTCGTTTTCTTGGGCGTAATTCTCCTTACAATATAAAACGCAGGCGGGAAATGCCCATGGCATCCATTCGGTAATGGCCGAACTACGCCAACTTCGTCACCAACACGAATCTCATCAATGCTTATGAAATCCATATATCCTCCTAAATCTTAACTTTTATAAATTCGTTTGTTCCATGCTTCGATGAGGTCGGCTTTGATTCTTTCCTTGTCTTTTTCAGAGTAATCAAAGTCGTAAGTTTTGCTTTCCATAAAAACACGGCAAGTGCATTTGTTTTCTCCGTGCGCTCTCGAAATAAACATCCACTTCTTTGCATCAGTCCCTGTTTCGGCAATGGCAACTTCTCCACCACAAAAAGGACACGGTTTCAAATTATCCATTTCGACCATCCTTTCCCTGTTCCATTTCCAGCCGTTCGCTCTGATCATCAGCGAGGGAAGCTACTTTCATCATACTATACACAAACATAATGTCTGCTACCATAAACAAAATTATCATGATCCACATTATATTAACCACCTTCCTGCGCTTGCATTTTGTGGTTATGCAAAGCATAACAGCATAACCAGTTATCGTCAAGCTTTTTCCAGTAAATTCCTAACTACTTATACTTTCGAATCAATTCAGATAGCTCCATCAGCAAATCAGTGTCTTTAAGATGCTGCTCTGCCGGATAATACGGGGTTTGACCGCGCTCAATAATTCTTGCCTGAGCCATCCGTAGAATTTCTTCATTTGTCAAATTCTGTTTCATATTATCATCGTACCTAAGTTATTTATTTTTCTTAATTTTTTCTAAAACCCGGATTTTATCACTTTCCGTCCATTGCATCCTCAATCTTGCCATTGATGGAATCAATTTCTCTCATCAGCTTACAGCGATAATTTCCATCCTTATCAAGTTTGAAACACAAATCCTCATCACCACTCTTATAACCCATATAGCATCCAGACCGACACAGGCTTGTCGCATCAAGTGCGTCTTGTATAACTCGTGCTTCATTGAGAGTCAAATCAATCTTCATCGTTATTCACCACCTTTATTCTTCCGCCTTGCCTCCGATACCACAAATAAACACCTTATGATTACCATTCTCATCTCGCTGCCAATCACCACCGAGCATTTCAATCGTATGGCATACCGCATAATAAGCCGCAGTGGAATCGGCGGCTTCTTTGTCGTTTTCAAAATCTTTCGTTTTTATCCAGTACCAGTTATTATCGAGATAACCAACAACTCTCATGACCCCGGCACGAAACTCTTTTGCTTTCTTACTGTCCATTCCTATTCATCCCTCCACAGAATTTAGGTTTTATATGGGTCTACGTCAAAAGCTTCCTTGGTATATTCTGCCTTTTCCCTATTGAGCACTTCATCGACGATGTTAATAGCAATTTCTAACCCATGCACTTTACCATGTAGATATATTCTGTCACCATTCTTTTTCATATCGAGAGCAGACTCAAAATGCTCTCGTCTAGCGTCAATGTATTCATCATATAATCGATTGTAAATTTCTTCCAGTTCTTTCATATTCATGTCTCCACTTAAAATGCAAACGGACTATTATTCACTGCTATTATCAGCGCCACATTGAAAGAAAACATTACAAATGCGGTCATTCTCTATCACCTCAATCTCTAAATTCAATATCTACAACAATATTCTCAGGCTCTGTCATGTACCTTCGTGCCAACAGTTCTACCATACGTTCCTTGTCCCCAAGATTGCTATTACGCAAAAGATATGAATAAACTTGTCTGCCTTTGCACAAAAACACAGCCCATGCGTTTCTCCTCAATGGATTTGTTGCGTTAATCATTCCATCGCTTCCTCCAGAGATGTGGTCACATCACCAAAGTCAAAATCCAGAGCATCAATCATATCCTCCAGAGCATCCACAGTATCAGACAAATTCGTGCAAGCATCATCTGCTTTATCATACCGTTCACTCCCCTGCAGATTTTCAGGCATATTATCACGATACTCTTCTTCTTCCCACTGGATGCCCTCAACATCGGATTTTACACTTTCGACCTCAGATACAAGCTCATCCAGCTTCTTACGGATGGAATCAAAACGGTCAATGATCTGCTTAATAGCTTTTCTACGAGTGTTATTCATTTTCAAATTTCCTCTCAATCTGCAATACCAAGCTTGCAAATGTTTTTCTGATCAGTGATATAACCAAACGTCAATGTGTTTCGCAGATATCCTTTGTACTCAAATCCACGGTCACGAGCCGCCAGACGGCACACATCTCGAATCGCGGATTCTCTCGGCCAAGAGATGCCAGCTAACTGATACTTCCACTGAAGATCTCTCAGCTTCTGCCACTCAATCACAGGTTTCTTCTCGCCCTCAAAGCACAAACCATTCTGTACGGCATACTTCAGAGCATCACACCGCCTACTCTCTTCCGATGTACAGGTTCCCCATTCATTTTCCAGACGGCGATACGCTCTATCGAACGGTGCTTGCTTTACTGCGTCAATACCAAACGCTGCGCCAAGCAAACCCAAACCAAGTAACAGTCCCATAATTCAAACCTCCAATTTACTTTTATCAATATCAAACGTAAAACCATCCTCTGTTTTTTGATAGTTCACTTCGTCAAGTGCCTTATCCAGTCGTCTATTCTCTTCCACTATTTTAGTAACATTAGGATGATGCAGATTATACACAAATTGCTTTACTTCATCGCCTCGCAAAACGATATCTTCATTCATCATAATCACGCTCCTAAAATCACTCTTTTATCATTTTCATTCTGCGAAGACTTTTATCCAAAGTTACGTTTTTTAGCCAATCGGTTCCACATTGAATGTCCCTACTCACTCTAAAATTACGACCATTCCCTATCGGACAAGCCCGGCGATAATCGTCAGCAGTCTTGCAGCCAAGAGATTCTGCTTCATCCAGAGCTTTTCGCACATAAGCCCATGTGCTACCGCCGAGATCAGAACACTTACCAATCACAGCAAGCACAAGTTCGTCACCCATGCGCTCAACATATTCTGCTAAAGCCTTTTGACCAGTAGCACCAAGCTTCCCGATATTCTCTCGGAAAACATCCTCGATAGGTTTCGTCGTTGTCGTCTCATCACAAGACGAAGACGATATCTTATCTTTTTCTTTCTCTTTTTCTTTTTCTAGCTTGGCTTTGCTTGCGTTTGCTTCACTTTGCTTACGCTTGCTTGATAAGCCACCAGCTTTGCCTGAAATTCTCTTACCTTCGATGTATTCGGCATCTTTATCTAAATCTCTCTTTACAGCAGGCCACACATACCGCTCATTTCCGTTGAGTTCAGGCTCCGTTCCAGACGATTTATATTTCATCATCGCCAGTACCAAACGCCCCACCTCAGCAGCACTAAGTGGTTCAAAGTAGCTCTCATAAGTATCCCAGATTTTAATATAAGTATCGGCCATCATACACCTCAAGAATTCTCGCTATGAGTATTCACACCATAATTGATTCCAGAGTAATATCTCTCATCCACCTCCGAATCAAGGCCAATATAATGAAGCGTAATTGCCTGGCTGCTATGATTTAAAGCGTGTTGAAGCCATGCCAGAGCCATAACATCATCACGGTGCTGTACCATAAACTGATAACCGAATGTCTTACGGCAACTATGTGTTCCAAGATTATATGGAAGAGCCATATCCTTTTGAACCTTTTTCATAATTCGTCCAAAACTATCCACATCAAGCGGCTCCCCGGCTACCTTTGGATTTGCTTCATGTGTATACATAATTCCAGTCTTTTTACTGATTGATGTCCCGCCTGTGCTCCTCAGTGAATTGCGAGAGCTGCCTTTATATGATGGGAAAAGCCAATCGTCATAATGGAGCCCTACTTTATCAATATAAGTAGAAATCACTTTCAGAGCAGATTCAGGAAGAAAAACAACACGGTATTTTCCAGTCTTCTTTTCTTTCATTCGTACCTTTGCGTTTGCATTAACTTGCAACTTTCCATTCATCTTCTGTGTTGTAACATCTGAAACCTTAAAGCGAAGCAAATCACTTGCACGAAAACCAGTACATACACCAACATTAAACAAACACCAATCACGGTACATCCCGCGATTCCAGAAATATTCTGAAATTCGTTTAATATCTTCTACATCTTTAATAGGCTGAACCGTTCCATTATAAGCTTCCTTGCGTTTGATGTTATAGTTCTTTGCATGGTCATACTTTGCTTTTGGAATTGGATCAACCTTTGGTGGATTAAACTCAACTGCATTATTTTCATTATTTTCAGATGCTGCATTCATATTTTATATCTCCTTTAAATTCCATACTTCAAGCAGTATTTTCCGTAAGACAATCCTTCGGCATCGGCCATTTTTGCAATTTCAACAGATGTTGGTTTATGTTTCTTTTTATTTTTACACCTAATACATTTTTCTTTATTCACAATCTTTCTGCAATTATCGCAATAAAGCTTTCCACATTTTGGACCATACCACGTAACACCACATCGTTTACACGTTATGTTTCCATACTTCATCATTGTATTGCACCTCAAACTTATCAATCTTCCAGTGATGACGGTAATAGTTACCTGCATATTCGCTCACAACAGATGCTTCACACTGATCGCACCACGTTTCATCCCTATTCAAACTACTTTTTTCCGAATCACGGCAGTCTTTGTAAAGCAAAAACATCTTTTCAGATAGCTTTTCTTTATCTCTGTCAATAGCAACAATATTATCTTCTGCGTAAAAATCGCTGGAATCAATACATTCGTGCAAAATATGAATCGTCATTTTATGTACCTCAATTCTTTTCAAACAGATCGTTACGAACTTTCGGAGTAAACTGGCGGGTATTAAGCTGTTCAATAGCAGTCTCTAGTTTTCCGTCTCCCCATTCTCTGCTTTCGGCATTCATAACGATTTCAAGTAAAAGCTTTGCATCCTTAGCTTCTCTGCGCTTCCGGCGAGCTCTTTTAAGTTCTGCCATAAGCTGATAACCTTGTGCTGCATTCACAGTCTTGAACTCAATAGCGTGTTCCAGATCATCAATCTCATCACTTGCGGAAGTCAAATCACTATACACTTTTGAATACATCTCTTTCAGATTACACATAGTCTTGTCGGTAACAATCAAGTTCTTTTTAAGTTCTGCCAACCATTCAGAATCATCCATGTGAAATGCATATGTGTTCGGCTTTACAGCCGGAGCCGTTATATTCGGGATCTTACCAGAGATGGTCGCTTCATCCATAGATTTTGGTGCATAGTGTCCGTTCTTATACCAGGCAGGAAGCTTATTGATTTCACAAATCGCCAGTCCTTTAGATTCAAACTGTAATGCCAGATTGACATCACAGGTGGCGCAGATTCGACCTCCCTTCCGTTTCATAATATAATTATGACCATTCGATATCACATACATTTACTTGTTCTCCTGTTCTTTCATCAGCTGCTTTACAGTCTTTTTAAACAGTGCGAGGTTCTTTTCGTTTTCAATAAACACCTTAGTCTTCGGATGAGGTGCCTTACCGTGTGCCTTTTCGTAAGCTACAAACAAATTATTCATCTTCTTATAGCCAATACGCTCGTAAATCATAGTGTAAGTGTGCTTGTATTGCGGCTTATCACCAAGCTTTTCCGCCAAAGGCATCATAATAGGAAAAAGAATCTTCGCAGTTTCACTCTGCTTCATGGGCTTTTCTTCCACAACTTCTTTAGCTTCAACTTCAACCATAGGAGCATCATTTACATTTACTTCAGGAGCTGCTTCAATAGTTTTCAAAACCGGACGAAGTTCATTCTGATTCTGGTGCAGCCGCTCAATAGATGCCGCATACATATCTGCAACGACAGAACCCATGACGGATTTCCAAGTAGAATCCTCTTCGATAATATCAATCGTAGAGATTTTCCCACTACGATTCGTTCTCTTAATATACTTTGCACGAGCATCTTCCAAAACGAAACCATAATTACGATTCAGATATTCATAAATCTTGTGAATCGTTTCCTTATTTGTGTAACTTTTGGTATTTGCAATCACACCAATCTTGCTATACAAATCTTTACGCCAGTCACTCATTTCATCCTGAAACACATTGCGAGGAGTGTAGCTCTTAGCACGAATCGCGTTATCCATCTGCTTGTCCTTAATCTGATGGACACACTGAGATACGCTGCTAATCACATTCAGCGCTTCATTGCTGGTGGCGCGAGCTTCCTCGATCTGTTCGCTGAGATCCTTACGGGTGGAATCAAGTTCGCTCTGAAGATTCTTCATGCTATCAAATAGAGCGTGAAGTCTTACATCAATGAACTCCTTACTCAGTGCAGCATCCATTTGAGGAGTTGCCAAAACTGTGTCTCCACGCATCAGAGATTCCATAATATCCCAGCAGAAATCCATAAACGCATCAGCCTTCGGCTGACGAGACAGGCGACAGATTTCCATGACGCCACGCAAACTGTAAACATACATTTGACGCATTTGCGTGTGATTTCCGACCTCATTCCTCAGATTGAGGAACGAGCTCAATGGGTCAAGACGATCTGCATTCTTAACGTGAATATTCTGAATTGCCTTACTTGGATTGTTATACTCCAGCGCCGTGCCAATCTGTTCACGGGTCATGTAATACTGATGTTTATCATTCTGGTACACGTCCACATTCAGTGCACCGAAGGGCTTAGAGGTTATTACGGTCATAGGATTATTAGTAGCCATTTTGTTTTACTCCTTTTCATTCATTAGGAAAAATCTGCAGTCAAATCTTCAGACGGCCAGCTCTTATGATCTGTGTACTCGTCACTGAGCACATCCATCCAAAGATAATTTTCAATATCACCACTACTTTCGTAATTGATGCTAGACAAGTTGATTGTTTCGCCATCATTTCTTTTAAGGTAAATCACAATCTCAGGATATGGCTCTACAAAACCCTCTGCAACAATCCTTCCGATGGGTGTATCAATTGCAAATCGCTTCTCGTTCATATTATTTTTGCTCCTAGAAGAACTGTTTTATCAAGAACGTCGCAAATCAATAACACGAATAGCCCATTCTAGCGCATTCACATTACCACCATAGTAATTTTCTTCTTCCGATGTATAGGCACGTTCATAAAGATCCTCGTAGTATTTTCGTTCACTCTCAAAGATTTTTGTAATTTCATCCAATTTATCCATATCGTCACCTCAAAACTGATACTTCCAGAACAACTTTGCATTGCCGGTGATGGTCTGCAAATAGCTGATGTATTCATTAAAGGAGCACACACCCTTCATTTTCATCTTGCGTGCTCCTACAGCTCGCGCAGCCACTTTCGGATCGTAATCAACAGCGTCAATAAATGCACTGTCAATCATCTTCTGCTCAAACATCTTGATTTCATTGATATCCATCACAGTTTATACTCCTTTTTGGCTTTCTTATATTCTTTCGTATTACGGAATGCAACCTCGATCCAGCGTTTTCCATATCAACAATACGTTCACATAGCCGATAAAAAACCATTTCTTTGCTTGCAAATTCACCATCAACGATAATAATCTTTTTGCTTGCTGCCGTTGTGATACAAAACACATTATTCATATCAAACAAGTAAGTTTTCATAATACATGTTCTCCTTTCTCAAAATCCCACCATGCGTTAATAGACGTATTCGGAACATAAATCTCTAGCATATGATGTCCGTCACGAATCCATTCTGGCTCATAGCCTTCATCTCGCAGCTCTTTCATCAGGCTTTCAAAATCATTATTAACAGACTCTACCGCATCTTCCATTGTTTTGTGTTCTACACGGCAAGGACCATTACACATTGTATCGTCATAGTAAACAACGACTGCATTGTTCTTCATATCTATAACCTCAACAACACTCTGCTACAATTTTGTCAAACATATTCATAAGTTCTCCGAATGTTTTGCATTTCATTTTCAAATTACAGATAGAGCAATAAAGAATTTTTGCATCGTCGTTAGGACACTGATATCCACCATTGTGATACAGTCTTACCAAATCAGACACACTCGAAGTAATCACACTCTTTTCATCATTTTCTTCAATGACCACAATACAATCTCTACGAAGATAAATTCTGTCAAGTTCAAACATATATAAAACCTCGATTTTATTAAAGATTAGTGTTCAAACATCTAAGATACACAGACTACTAACAAGCAGCCAAAGCACCCAGATTGTCAAAAAGATATTGGATAGTCCCAACCACATCATCAACATCATTTACTGTATTACTCCATACACCACACATTCTATCATTAGATTCTTTATCATATGCTTCACAAACGTGATAATACTGATCTTCGAGATCGTCATATTCATAATGAAAATCAAGATTGATTTCTGGATGTCCATCAAGATGATACGTTAAAACCTCATTAAGAGGTGTACTGTCAGGTCTATTTCCAGAACCATCCCATCCAGAAGGATTCATTTCAGAAATAAAATCTTTTGCAATCTCTCGTGCCGTCATATTTATTCTCCTTATTCTGAAATTTCATCAATATTATGACAATAACAATATTCGACTTTCTTCATCATATAAACAGGATCAATACTACAAAGAATAGTGTCACATCGCAGTTCGCTCCAATGTGTATTCAAGGGAAGTTTTTCTTTGCGACGATATTTATTATTCTTTGTTTTGTTATGAATCATTTTATCACGTGACATCCCCATCCAAATATCAGGTTCCCATTTGTTTTGCCAGACACAAAGATGATCCTTTCCAATATAAACATCGTAATATTTTTGATGTTCGTTTTCCCCGTATTTCCACCTATATTTCAAATTACTCATATTTATTCACCTTCATATTATTATCTTATCTTCGCCGAGCGTTTCGGTTTCATATGTTTCATAAACAAGCTCTGTCGGCTTACTGTAACACGTTTTCATCCAGTTAAGTTCCGCATCACGCAGTTCTTTTGTAGGATAGATCTCATGCCCTCTGTATGTATCACCGTACATAAAGTGTCTAACGGAATATTCAAGATGATAGAACATTATGGTTTTTCCAGCTCCTCACACACTTTTGCAATGATAGCCAAACCTGTACGCCGAAAATCTGCATTGTAAGGATTTTGTGCTTGAACATCTAAATGGTACAGCAATTTTTCCAAATCAGAACTATATTCAACGCCTGCTGTTTTACAAAGGACCTCGGCCATCGCTTGAGTGTCATATTCCATAATAAAACTCTCCTTTTAAATCTTGTCGGAAATATCAAACGCTTTCCAGCCCCAGCTGTATTCGTCTGTATCTACTGTTGCAGAAAGTCCATCAGATTCAACAAAAATATTAGCCTCTGGTAAATCACTAACGTTTTCATAACATTCGGCAGCATCATCCTTGATAAATTCTGCCGCTTCTTCTTTACTATCGAAGAAATCAGGCTCAAAAATTTCACCGTCACAACTACACTCAATAACACACCACATAATATTTTTCCTTTCATACACTCACATTTTCATAAACCCAGCCAACGCCTTTACTATGGAAGGCATCCACCCAACGGAACCAATCATCTTGTGTGAAGTTGCCAACTGGGAAACCTCTCCAATTCTGATCAAGAACTAGTTCTTTACGTTCATTTTCGGTCCATGCGATATCTGTGTTCTCTTTCCAAAGACGTTCAACAAATTTATCGCAATCATCTTTATTCCAACTTAGCTTCTGCATCCACTGTGCATCTAAATATGTATTTTCATATGTTTCCGAAACAGCACATGGACAGTTTTTACAAGTTTTTTCTATGCAAGACCAACAAGGGCCATTATAATAACTCATAATTTATACCTCACTAAAATCCGCGTTGACAAGAACTTCATTGCCATATTCAGTAAGAGTATCCTTAAACCATTTCTCGTTCTTTTTCCACCACTGTTCTGCTTGCTGCGGAGTCATTTCAATTCCATTGTCTTTTGCAATAACGATAACATCATCGATACACCAACGTGTTTCAGCAAACCATTTTTCTTTCATATCGTCTTCTTGATTTTCTCGTTCCATCTCATCCAAAACAGTCCATGGATTTGCCCAGTCACACATGTTGAATAGTTCCAATGCTTTATCTTCGGTTTTACACAAATCCAAAAAGTCTTTCCATGTATAAAAGTAAGCAGAGCATTCGGCAAGATCATCTTTCGACATCACATAATCAGTTGGGATATCATTTAATGAAACATCAGGAATATAAATTACCTCATTGAGATCAAAACACTTTCCTTTTGCCTTATAAATAAAACAATCCTGACCTTTTGTTAAATCCAATAACGATTCAAGAATTTTGCCAGCACTTAATTCGGCAACCAATTCTTCATATTTCATAATATTTCCCTCCTGAGATTCAATTTTTACATAGCTTGATATCCATCATATTTCATGAGGTAGTCAAGAGCATCTATGACTCCATCATAAGCTGTAAAACTTGTGAAAGCCACTTTTCTAGCACACATAGCATCATTGAGAAGAATTGAAAGTTGTTTTTTGCGGATGGCTTTATCACTCTCGTCCATGTCAGTATATGGGAGCATTTTGTACTCATCTGACAGCTTTTCGTACTCTTTACGGGCTATCTGCAGGTTTTCAGATGCTTTCATCATCTTTTCCACATAATATTTGTGCATCTGCTCAAGCTCAGATGTCGGAATAGTTTGCATTTTTTTCATAAAAACTCCTTTCTATTGTCATGAAGTAATTCCAATATCAGAAACACAGCTTGTATCGACTTCAAATCTATAAAAATCTTCACAGCAATTATTACACTCAAACGTATATCCGAAAGTATGAGACGGGGCCAACAGCTTGCCACACCGTGGACACATATACTGCTCACTCGATGTAGCCTTATCCACAAGAACAACATCCGGGTAATCCCCGTGACAATAAAGAGCGAGCTTCTCAGACGTATCAACATTCAGCTGACAAGTGATTCCATTCTTCTGCGCGGCCTTTTCCAGCTGCTCAAAAGCATCGATAAAATCTTGCGGGGTATTTATTTTATTAAGACGAATAACCTTTTTCATATTTAAAACCTCTTCAATCTCTATTAGACTTTACTAAAATTCAACATTTATCGGCGTTCACAAGCGTTCTTAATGCAACAATCCCCATTGAACACGCTTCATACTTCTGTACATCATTTTCGTCAAAGCAGTTAAATCCTGCTCTCATATTAGAAAGTGTATGAATCGCATCCAAAACTTCTTCTTCGGTGTATTTATATGCCATATCTATTCAACCCATTTTAGGACTCAACATTTATCAAAATTATAAGTAACGGTCACAACCTTCTCAGCGTCACCGATACGGCACTGATCTTCCTTTAATGCTTTTTCGAGACCGCAGCCGGCGCTGTATGTGATACCGTTTTCAAGCACATCGGAACCGATAAATCCGAATGCCCTATCGATTTCTTCCCACTCTCCGTGTTCTTCTCGATAAAGTGTATAGCCGTAGTTTTCACCAGAAAGATAATCGCTGTAAATCTCAACCTCATCACGCATGATTCGCTCTTCTTCATTTTTGGTATTATCCGAACCATCCGTAATAGCGGTTACAATCCAACCAACCTTGCCGTCGTCCCATGAACCTCTGAACCGTGTATCACAATCCATAGACAGACCAGAATGGTCATGCAACCAAAGAGGAAGCCATGCAATGTGTTTATCAAGAAGAATCTGACAATCACGAATAGAAAAATCACCATGAGCATACGTCGCAATTTCATTGTATTTCAAATTGGTATACCAAGGATTGGCTTGATCTTCACGACAACAAATCGCATAACGAGTTTCTTCAATACTACTGTTATCGTTGTCAATAACCACACAGGATTCTTCTAGTTTCATGTCAATCAAGGCATTGATAATTTCTTCATCGGAGCAATACTTGCAAACCAGGTTATTCCAAAACTCTTCCGGTGTTTTCGCATCAATCTTATCACCCAGATTGTATCGAGAATGAAAACAAGCCATTACAGAATCATGGTCGTCCCACCAACGAGGATTATTATCTGCTTCATCATCGTGCTGGATATGCAAACAATATAGATTGTCGCCGTAAGTCCATTTTATGATTTCATTATCGTAGCAATACAGTTTTTCCATATCTAAAATCTCCCTTTTATCAATCTTTTTAATGCACAAAAATCGTAATCATACCTTCTTCATCTGCCGTAAAAAACGATACTTCGTATCGACTGGCTTCTGAAATTAAAATCTGGTCTCGCTTACAATAATCCTTGATTTTTTGCTCTTTGTAGTCATCCCAAAGAGCTACGCTTGTACCATCAGTGATCAAAGAAAGAAACGTGAGTAAATTCATATCCATTCACCTCTTATGCACTGGCCTTTTCTTCAAAGGCATACCAATCAGACCAAATCTTATCGACTTCTCCGTTTTTAAAACCATTCTTATAGTCTGTGAACTCAACATAATAGTTGCTTGTCCACTCATTCAGGTAGTGTTCATAGATGGCTGCAACTCCACGCTTTGTTTCAACAACAAAGCTATCGACTAAAACACCTTCAACATAAGCACCAGTGTATTGTGCTTTATTCTGGTGCATCCAACGGCCAAGAGTACCCGCATTCAAAAAAAACGTGTCATAATTTATTCTCCTTTACTCTTACTCTGCCAAAATCATAGCAAGAATCGGCTCACCGGAGTCCTTTAGCTGAAGTTCCAAAATATCGCCGCCGTTAACATCCACAATCTCACACTTGCTCAGATAATCCTGAAGGAAGAACATCTGACATTCCTGCCAGAAGATTTCCTTCGGATCTTCATTCTCATCCACGAATACATTTTTGTGATGGAAAGATTCATTCCAAACCCAATCATCACCATCGTGCAGTGCATGAATTTCTCTTAAATCCCACATAATCAGTTCTCCCCAAAAATATGACGCTTGTTAAGGTCATCATAGATAATATCCTCAATTTTATTTTTGGTATTATCATCGAGTTCTCCATAAGGAGCATCATCAAGATAATAGAAGTAAATTTCATTTCCAAGATTCTTATACATGACACTCACATAAAACCCAGCTGAAATTCCATTCAGTAAAGCATATCCAATACCATATACTTCTGAATAATTGTTACCCATTAAATCCCACATAGTTAATCCTCCGCAAAAATCCCTTTCTCTTTCAAATAAGCTTTTAAGATATTCTCACACGTTTTCTTTTCTAGCCGGTCGCTCACTTCTAATAGACAATAAAAGAACTCAATAGAATTTGTATCTTCATATATTTTGAACATAAGTGTTACACACCCAAGCTTATCAATATCGTAAAATACAGCATATCCAATCTTGTTATCATCTGAATATTGGCATTTAGCTAAAACCCACATTTTACACACTCCCAACATTCTTGAATCCATAAAGGCTATAACCTTTACATTTGAAATACCGCATCGCTTTGTTAATCTGTGTAGAGCTTGCTGTCGAATGGCTTTTTAGGTATGTATTCTTATATTCGCACAGCTTCTTATACTCATCACTTTCACGATGAGCTTTCAGTTTCTCACAATGGTCGTGGCAACCAGGATAACGCTCCGGTGCCACACAGTAACGGCAAGGATCAGTCATATTGCAAGCTCCTTTTCTCTTGTAAACTTAATCACCAACGCATTCACGTTGGCCGCTTCCATTGTTGACTGCTTTGCATCTTCGTGATTGCCAGCCTTAAGGAATGAAACACTCTGATCCATCAGCTTACGCCGATAGAAAGAAAGAGCCATAAGGATAATGTTCTTTTCAGTGTTGGTCATATTCTGTCACGTCCTTTTCATCACATTTAGTCCAACCTTTTTCGTTGTCCCAAGAATAAATCACACCGCTTGTAGAAAAGTCATTGTGTTCGTCTCTGAGATAAACGGATTCTTCCCTGAGATTTACCATTGCAAAACAACCGCCATCAATCATGCGTTGCATCTTATGAAGCGCACGAGTTTTGGTTTTATATCCATCCTTAGAAAATGTGGCCCAGCTGTTTTTGTTTTCCCAACCATGGACACTATAAGTAATTGTAGATTCCATTTTTCTCACCTCATAAAAGCATGATTTTATTTCACCCTGATACAGAAATCATCATCATAAAAACCAAAGGAAGCAACCTCTTTGCTGAGAATGTCCTTATATTTTTCCATTTTGTCGTAGACCTCAAAAACTTTTCCACCATCAAGAATATGATTCAAATCATCATCGCTGACGACAAGAAATTTATTCCAATTATCAAACAAACACATCAACTCAAGAACTTTCATATCAATCGCTCCTTTTAATATTCTCATGCTTTCGCATTGGTAGCGGTTATGTCTGCCCTAGTACCGCTAATCACCTAGCGTAATAACATCTTATTTTAATTTTCCTTTCAAATATAATTTCTGCTTGTAATGTCGATGTTCTTTCATGATTTTGTTTCGTTCTTCTGATGACGGTTTATAATCTTTCCAGTGGTTCCTGATGTGATCATCATTTTTCTTTTTGGATTCTGGATTAACTATAAGCAAAATAGATTTCTTACTCACGTTATATTTTTTCGCCAAATCCATTAGGCTAAATAATCCAGTAGAATATTTTTTTCGGATTTCTTCTTTCATTACAGATGTAATCTTTACTCTTCTATCTTGCTGTTCTGAAAGTTTTATTTTTTCAGATTTATAAGGCATTATGGCACCCACTCCTGACTTCTTATATAATCCTTAATAGATGGATTGTATTCATTACGGTCAATGTATTGACACAGGACGCGCTGCACATCACGGTTGTCACCGTAGTCCATTGCCAACGAGATATCTTCACCGTGAGTTCCAACACCCAGGCGTTCATACTTTCTGACTTCAAGATAGAAGTCGTATGCACTGTAGTGCCTTCCGTCCCGGCGATCGAGAATAGAATCAATAATCATTCTTCGTCCTCCTCGCTTTCCATATAACCTTCATCAACTAAAAACTGATGAAAATCCTCGCTCAAAAGTTGGTTACCAAAGAAGTTTGTAAACACTCTTGCAACATCCTCACCGGACATCTCAACCAGCGCGTCCCACATCTTTTCCTGAACATCAGTCATTTTCTTTCACCTCTTAGAAATTAACAAACCCAAAGCGCTCAGGTTTGTAAATAGTTTCGTAATGGTAATCACCATTGTATGTATTGCTTACTCTGCAACGTTTACCATCTCGACGAATATGAGACACAGGCATTTTTACAAGCTGATTAAAAATCAAATTTGCTGCTTCTCTGCGGTCTGCGTTACTACAATTTGCATAGTGAAAACAGTCCAATTTCCATTCTTTAGAGACTTCTTCTGAACAAGCATCTAAAGAATATTTTCCATCTGTTATAGGAGTTTTTCTTGCACAAAAAGGGAAGAAAGGATTATCGTTCAGAATGTAGTCGTAATACATTCCATCAAATACAAAGCTAATGCAATCTGTATTTGTTACAGTAACAGGACTATTGTTGATTGCTTTATATTTTTCAAGCTCTGTTGTGTATTCCGCAATAGCTTTATTGATTGCGTCTGTCTTTTCGAACTGAGAAAGACGATCGATTTTATTTTGATATTTGTCAATAATTTCAGAAAGGCTACGATTAGTGACAAGTGCTTTGTTTACAGGTTTTACTCTGCCTCCATTATTCCAAACAATTTTTGCAAGTTCCGTTAAAACCAAAGCTGCATTGTAACTCCAACTATCGAGATACAAACGCTGATTATCCTTTGCTACGTACATACTCACATCTCCTTATTCTCTGTTTTTACTTGCTAACTCGATTATCTTGTTGATATTATTTTCGAGTAAAAATTCCATATCTTGCATATGAATCTCAAGAATTTCTTTCAGTTCTTTCTTTACAGCCCGCTCTGTAATTTGTGGACAGTTGCAATGCACTGTCAGGATCAGATCTTCAAACGTAATACCATCCAGAAGATTGTCACTTACAACCATATCGTCACCAAGCTTCCAGCTCTGCTCCATTTTATATGCCTCCTCTCGTATCCTGTATTATATAGTTATACGGTAAAAATAAAAGTCCTATGACGGACTATTCTTTCTAGCTATAGAATACAGGATACTGCTGATTTTGTCAAGCACTAAAATGTAGATTTTATTAACGTCACATTTTAGTACGTTGATGCGTTCTATTTCTGCGAACATTTTGTGAACATCAATCATTCACTTCATCAGGCCGTGTCCACAGAACATCCTCGATGGTATCGTCATAGATGGTTTCTGTTCCATTGCTGTTCATAACCATGGTAACTTTCTGACCATCTGACGGAGTTTCTTCCATGCTTGCGTAAGAATACAGCCATTCTTCGCCGTTCTCATCAACCACATGAATTGTCTTGATCCCGTTGCGAAACACCTCAATTTCATCCACACGGCCTGCCAGCACATAACGATCGTTCAGGCCGGTTTTCACAGGTCCTGCTGCATTAGCAGTCATACAGTTTGCCAGAATGGAAACACCAGCCACAACAGTAGCCAGGATGACGGACAGCTTATTCTGAGTAAGTTTCATTTTTTGTACTCTCCTTTTCTTATCAGTGACCCCAACGGCAAACAATAACGCCGTTGATCCAGATTGAGACATTTGCGCCCTGCCGATACCATTCGACAGCTTCACGATGAATGTTGGTGATAACACCAGTTTCATCGTTCATAAACCATTGACCTTTTTTCATTGTCGTTTCTCCTTTACTAAAATACTGATTTTAGGCAAACAGCTTCTTACCAAAGCAATTTGGAATCTTTTCAAGCGGGAAAACAGGCTTACGAAACGTGCGCCAGTTGTTGATATAATCCCAAGCATCTTCTTCCGTGTAGCAGATCTGATGACCGTCATAGATTGTTCCATAATACATCACCGCGTCACTACCAATGCGGCGAATACGGTCAAAATTCTTCACTTTGCATACACGCCACATTGCTCTTCCATGACAGTCCCAGCCTTCGTTGTAAGGAATATACAGTGCATCCAGACCTTTGAAAATTTCATTACGTTCACCAGTCCATTCCATACAAACATCTCCTTTTCTAAAACATATCTTTTATTCTGATGGCATTCCAAAGACTTCAATATAAGCCTTCTTGACTGCCGTTGTGATATGCGAATCATGTACGTTATACTTATCGTACCACCCACAAATCGTACCAGAAGTGTACACATACCTGAGCAAATCCCACGCAATCCGGGTCAACAGGTCATTGTACTCATGCTCTGCAATAACGCTCTTAACATATTTCTGCCAAGCGTCTGCATTAGTCGTTTTCACATACTGAAAGCGATTGACAATATCGGGGTAAACAGGATCGAGTTTCATTAGTTCAACCATCCTTTCCATTCTGCCACACCCATAGCGACAACACCAACAACGAAAACCCACATCATAGGCGCAATGCAACCTGCCTGATATGCCGAGTAACCAAAGAACATCAAGAGACTTTTCATTGTTAACATCCTTTCTTATTCGATCCAGCATTTTGCGGTGCTGACGTATTCAACACCAGCTTCTGCCAGGGCTTCCTGATAGATTTTCACAAGCTCTGTATCACCAAACGTTATGGCAACATCAAGAGCCGATTCAATGGCAATAATTGCCATAATAAATCTCCTTTTTTATGTGATTTTCTGACGTATTTTCATTTTGCATATTATGCGCAATATTTGCATAATTATACAGTTTTGAGCATAAAGAAAACGCCTTGCGATAAATTCACAAGACGTTTGTTGCCGTGGTATTGTGGTTAGCCAACAATCTGAGGTTTTCCATTCTCATCAATGATGAGATTTCCATAAGTGTACGCTTCTGCACAGGCT